GACCACCTAGGAGGTGAATCGTGAAGATCAAAATGAAAACCCTGCAGGCGGGTCCGGACGGCGTACGACAGCCCGGCCAGACCTATGATGTGCCGGCTGACGAAGCGCAAGCGCTGATCAACGGCGGCTATGCTGAGAAGGTAATGGTAGTGGAGAAGGCTGACCAGCCTGATCCCAGCAAGCCAAAGCCTCCCAGCAAGCCAAAGCCTCCCAGCAAGCCAAAGCGCGCCACGCTGTCGCCTGGGCGTACGGCCGTCAAGACCGAGGCTAAAGACCCCGACCTTGCGCCTGATGAAGGCGCGGACGAGCCCGGCGAAGAATAGCGGATTCGCGGGCAGGTCCCCCGTCCCTGCCCGCTTCCGGGCCTGGCCGTCGCCCTTCCTCGGCGGCCAGGCCACCCCACACCCCCACCTCCCCCTAAAGTGGGGAGGGGAAAGATGAACCATGAACCTGCGCCTGATCACAGCCCCAACCGTCGAGCCCGTTTCCCTGGCAACGGCCAAGGCGTTTTTGCGCGTCGATGGCGCCGATGAGGACGCCCTGATCCATGCGCTCATCAAGGCGGCGCGGGAAAAGGGCGAGGAACTCTCCCGGCGCGCCTTCATCACCCAGACCTGGGAGATGATCATCGACGGCTGGTCGCGCGATTACCAGCTGAAACTCTATCGACCACCCCTGCAGAGTGTGACCTCGGTCAAGTACATCGATGCGGATGGCGCGGAGCATACCTGGAGCGACTACGTGGTCGACACGCGCAGCGAGCCGGGCGTCGTGTTGTTCTACAGCTATCCGTCAGATAGCCTGGTGAAGTCGGGCGCTATCACGATCCGCTTTGTGGCCGGGTATGGCGACGCGGAAACCAATGTGCCGGAACGGATCAAGCAAGCCATCTTATCCCTGGTGGCGTACTGGTATGAGAATCGTGAAGGTCAAAATGTGCCTGCCGATCTCAAGAATACATTCGTGAGCGAAAGGGCAATCTGGTTCTAATGGCCGATCTCAGCGTACAGATCTCAGACCTGCGCACGCGCATCACCTTCCAGGAACCGACCCTATCCAAGGATGCTGGCGGCGCCCAAAAGGCGGGCTATGCCAACGTGTCCACTACCCCCAGTGTGTGGGCCCAATGGATCAACGATCACGGCCAGGAAGCCATTTCTAGCGGCGCAGAGAAATCCGCGCAGCGGGCGACGGTCCGGGTGCGGCACCGCGGCGACGTGCTCGCCACCTGGCGCGTCCTGAGGGACGGCGAAGCCTGGCAGATCCTGTCTGTGGACCCGGTGCAGGACCGCAAGCGCTGGATCGAGCTGCGCGTCGAGCGCGTGACAGGGACGGTGTAGTGATGGCCAAGGCGTCCCTGACCATTCGCGGCCTCGACCAGTATATGGAGAGGCTTGCCCAGGCCCAGGAGGACATCGACCAGGTCGTTGCAGATGTGCTGGACGAAGCGCGCGCGCCTGCAGAGGACATGCTGCACGATCACCTGCGTGAGTCGTCGGAAACATGGACCGGCGAGATGGCCAGCCAGATCGATGTATCGCCTGTGGTGCGCGATGGCAATTTCCTGTTCATCCTGCTCAAAGACAGCGACCCGGGCGCAATCTATAAAGAGTACGGGCGGCCCCGGCAAGCCGCTGACCCTTTCTTACGGCCAACGCTGGAGTATTTTCGCCGCAAAGGCATCAAGCAGATGCTCAAGCGCGTGCTCGAAAGGATGGGAGTCCAGTGACCACCATTTTCGAACGGGCTGCAACCGCCCTGGAGACACTCTCCGTTCCCTATGCGCTCGGCCAGTACCTGACGTCCGACGGCGCCGACCTGCCCGACACCTTCTTGACCTATACCCTGGTCACAGGCGACCCGGCCCAGCACGCCGACGATGCCGAAACACATCGCACCTATCGTATCCAAGTCTCGATCTATGCCCGCGACGGGCTGGTCGCGCTCCCGGATGTGGACGCGGCCATGCTCGCCCAGGGCTTCACAAAAGGCCCCGAACGCCAGCTACCCTACGATGACGGTACTCGTCATTTCGGCCTGGCTAAGGATTATTACTACTTGAGTTAAGGAGATTTACATGCCCAATCCCAACACCAACGAGTACAGGCAGCGAGTCGGACTCGACAGTCTGTATATCGCCCTGGTCACCCAGGACGACGCCGCCGGTTACGCCGCCGGCACGCCCGAATACCTGGCACCCGCCGGGGAAGCGACGGCCAGTCCCACGGTTAATATTGAGACATCCTACTTCGACGATAAGCCGTACGACACGCACTCGTCGGAGGCCGAAACACCGGTGGAGGTCACGGTCTCCAACCTGCCCGAGGAGGTGGCCGCATACCTGAACGGCGACACGTTCGACGCGGCCAGCGGGCGCGTGTTCGACACGGCGGACCCGACCCTGGCGCCCTATTTCGCCCTGGGCTTCCGCTCGAAGAAATCCAATGGCTCATACCGGTACTACTGGTATCTCAAAGGCCGCTTTACCAAACCCTCTGAAGAATTTGCCACCCAGGGCGAGACGCCGGATCCAAAGACCCAGTCAGTCACGTTCACCGCGCTCAAGACCGTGCACGAGTTTGATGTGGACGGCGTGAACAACCGGTCCGTGAAAAGGGTCAAAGGCGATGAAGATACCACCAATTTCGACGCCACAGGCTGGTTCACGCAGGTGCAGACGCCGTCTGTAACTGCCGCTGACGCCCTGGCGCTCTCGAGCAGCGTGCCGGTCGATGAAGACACCGACATCGCCATCGCCGCCGACATCACGCTGACCTTCAATAACCCGCTGGTGGCGGGCGCAATCAACAACGTGGTGCTCTTCGACGATTCGACGCTCACTGTAGTCGGGGCAACGGTCACGCTCTCGACCAGCCGCCTGGTGTTGACCATCAACCCGACCGCTAGCTTGAGCAACAACACCGATTACACCGTGCTGTATGCCGGCGTGACCGACATCTACGGCCAGACGCTGGCCGGACAGGTCAACTTCACCACCATCGCCGCATAACGATTATCATCCCCGCTGGCCGTGTGGCCAGCGGGGAAAAGGAAGGAAACATGGCAGAAAGTAAAAAAACACCGGTCGAGCTGACGCTGTATGGCCCGAATGACGAGGTCGTCAAGGAGCTCCGGCGCCTGATCATCCCGTGGGGCCTGCTGAAAAAGGCCGCGCGATTCCAGGCCGATTTGGACGTAAACAATATCACAGGGGATGATATCGACAAGATCAGCGACCTGATCATCGAGATCTTCGGCGAAGAGCAGGTCACGCGCGCCGAGCTCGAAGCGGGCGCGGACGTGGGCGATATGCTGGCCGTGCTGCTCTCCATCGTCAGCCGGGCGCGAGGGTTGATCCCAAACGCGCCGCCCCGGACGTAGCGCCGGGGGATGATGAAGAAGGCGATTGGACGCTCGAGCTGGAGCGCCTCCTGATCGAGCGTTACCGCTGGAGTCTGTATGACCTGGACCGGACGGATATCGAGAGCCTGCTGCCGTTCTTCTTCCACCTGACCCGCACGGTCGAGCCGGGTAGCCGTCCCAAAGGCAGGTTGGCCTACGCCGACCAGGTCGATTTTTTGTAGTTATCCCGCAGGGGTGTTGCCGTAGAAACGGCGAGGAGATAGAAAATGGGCGATTTTGTTTTCAACATCGCAAAGGGCCGAGTTGCAGAACTCTTTCACCGGGTACAGTCAAACGACCCAGCCAATGCAGCGCTGGTCATCGTGGCGATCGACGCAAGCGCGACCGATGCCACCATGAAGGACTACGATACCCTGGCGGCGTTGTTGGGGGACGCAGATGTTGCGGAGGTCACCAATACCAATTATGCCCGCAAAGTGTTGACCGATGCCGATCTGTCGGCGATTTCCCCGGATGACGCCAACGACCGGATGGATCTCGATTTCGCGGACCAGACCTGGTCTGCAATTGCGGCGGGAGACGGCTGGACTGACCTGGTGGTCTGTTACGATCCGGACACCACAGGTGGCACCGACGCCAACATTATCCCGCTCACCTTGCACGACTTCGCGGTGACGCCAGACGGTTCGGATATCGTGGCGCAGATCAACGCAGCTGGCTTTTATCGCGCATCGTAAATCATGACAACGCTCGAAGTGCAGGTGGCTGCTGCTGAGGACGATGGCAATTATTACGACTCGTCATCGTATCTGGATGTAAGTTCTGCCAATTGCGTATTAGGGTTGGAAGGATCGAACGGCATTAGTGCCGGACACTATTTGCGGCTACAGCTGAATGTAGCGCAGGGGGCAGTTATCAATTCGGCGACGATCACCTATCGTGCGCAAAGCGCCGATAGTGGCACGACTGTCAATGTGATCATTGCCGCCGCGGACGAAGACGACGCGGCGGCCCCGTCCAGCTACTCCGACGCCGCTAGCCGGACGCGGACCACGGCTACTGTTTCGTGGTCAAGCCTTGCCGCCTGGTCACTGTCTACGGACTACGAATCCCCGGATATCGCAGCTGTGATCCAGGAGGTTGTTGATCGACCCGGCTGGGTATCTGGCAATTACATCGTCATCTTTGTGGACGACAACGAATCAACTGTGGATAGCGGGACCGTGCGCAGACGCGGGCGCTCCTACGACAATTCGTCTGCGTATGCTCCCGCCCTATTTGTGGACTATACCGAATCAGGCGGTATCTCCGAGGCAGTAGGCCAGGTCACAGAGACAGAGCTGGCGCAGGCAATCGGCAGGAGCAAAGAAAAGGCCACCGGGCAGGTCAGCGAAACGGGATCGGCGCTGCCCGTCACACCGGTGAAGCGCGTCCAGGTGCAGCAGACGCAAGAGTCCGGCCTGGCGCAGGCAATCGGCAGGAGCAAAGAAAAGGCCACCGGGCAGGTCAGCGAAACTGGATCGGCGCTGGCAATCATTCCGCGGAAAATCCGGGGACTCGGGCTGACATTTGAGACGAACGAAGCGGCACCCACCGCCAGGGTAAAGATCGCGGTGGTCGCGCAGGTATCCGAAACCGATACAGCTCAGGCGCTCGGCATGGCCATCGTGGAGAGTGTGGCCCAGGCGCTCGAAACCGGCCTGGCGCTGCCCGTCACACCGGTGAAGCGCGTCCAAGTGCAGCAGGCGCAAGAGTTCGGCCTGGCGCAGGCGCTTTTCCGGTCCAAACGTGTTCCGGTCGGGCAGGCGATGGAGATCGATCTCGTGCAGGCCATCGTCTTGGCATCGGTCTTAATGCGCTTTGCAATGGCCAACTCGACCGTGGTCGAGCAGTGCAGCGTCTCCAGCCAGGCGCAGGAATTATTCCAGGCGGATTCGATGGTGATTGAGATCTGCTCGGCCAACTCGGAGGATGCGATATGACAGACACCACCCAGCAGGGCAATCTCGGCATCCGCGCGATCGTGAACGTCATCAATGCGGACGGCACAGCCAAAGACCTGACCGGCGCCACGAATATCCTGATCAAACTCAAGTCCAGGCTGGCCACGGCAGGCAAGAGCTTCGAGGCAGAGATTTACGGCGATCCGGAAGACGGCGCTGTCAGCTGCGTGCTCAATAGCGCCGACGATCTCGACGATTTGTCGATCTGGCAGGCCCAGGCCTATTACGAGCAGGGCGCGTTCAAAGGACATACCCGCCCGGCCGATATTTTCATTGTCGAAGGGAACCTGGCATAAATGGGCGATAACGAGCTTTCCGGAAAAGTAGGGCTCGATACCACCGATTTCAAAACCGGTGTGGCGGCCATGAACCGCGAGATCCGCGTGATCGAGAGCGGCTTCCGCGCGTCTGCGGCTGCCCTGGGAGACTGGGCCAACGATGCCAGCGGGCTGGAAATGCGCATCGAAGCGTTGACCAAAAAGCTCGACGTACAGCGCACCAAGGTCGAGGCGGTGCGCAAGGAATACGAGCGGGTCAAGGCGGAGAAAGGCGAAAACAGCCGCGCCGCGCAGGACCTGGAGATCAAGCTCAACCGGGAGACCGAGACACTCAACAAGATGGAGCGCGAACTGGGTGACACCAATAACGCGCTGGAGGAAATGAAGGGGGATTCGGAGCGGGCTGCCAAGGGCGTGGACAAACTCGACGAGAAGCAGAAACAGGCCACCAGATCGTCCCTGACGCTGAAAGGGGCGATGAAAGCGCTGGGGACGGGGATCAAGAGCACCCTGGGCTTTGTGTTTTCCATGACCAAGGCCATTGTGGGAATGACGGCCGTGGTAGCCGGGCTGGCGATTGGGCTGGTGGCGTTTACCGTTGGGCCGGCATCCGACCTGAACGAGACCATATCTAAAACCGAAGTCGTCTTTGGTTCGGCTGCCGACAAGGTCCTGGAATTTGGCGAGACCAGCGCCGAAGCGCTGGGACTATCCAAAAACGCGGCCTTGGGCGCGGCCAGCACGTATGGCAACCTGCTGCGCGCGATGGGGCTCACCGAAAACGAATCGGCCGATATGTCGACCTCGCTGGTGCAGTTGGCCGCCGACCTGGCCAGCTTCAACAACCTGGAAACGGCCGATGTGCTCGACAAGCTGCGCGCGGGACTGACCGGCGAAGCTGAGCCGCTCAAGCAGCTGGGCGTCAACATGAACCAGGCGCGCATCCAGGCCAAGGCGCTCGAACTGGGGCTGGTGGGCGTGGACGGCGAACTCACCGCAGCAGCCAAAGCGCAGGCGGCTTACGCCATCATCTTGGAGGACACGACGCTGGCCCAGGGCGACTTCGCGCGCACGTCCGACGGGCTGGCCAACCAGCAACGCGAACTCCAAGCGAGGTTCGAAAATATCCGCGCCGAGATAGGAACGGCGCTGTTACCGGTAGTGACCACGCTGGTGACGCAGCTCAATGACTTCCTGGCCAGCGATGTGGCGCGCGCCGGACTCGAGACATTGACCGGGTTGATCGGGGATCTGGGCGCAAACCTGGAGAATTTCAACCTGGGCGAGTTCCTGGGCAACCTGGCGGGCGGGCTGGTGGAAGGTCGCGCCAATTTAGCCAACATCGGGCTGGATATCCTGACCGGGCTGGTAGACGGCATCACGCAGAGCATCCCGGGCCTGTTCGCGACTGCGCAGGAGATCCTGGGAAAACTGGTCGAATTCCTGACCAGCGGGCTGCCTGTGATGATCGAGGCGGGCGTGCCGTTGCTGCTATCACTGGTCACCGGCATCCTGGAAGCGCTGCCTATGATCGTGGACGCGGCTTTACAGATCATCATCGCGCTGGCCACCGGGCTGACGCAGGCCCTGCCGGCGTTGATCCCGACCCTCGTGCAGACCATCATCACTATCGTCGAAACGCTGGTCGAGAACCTGCCCATGCTGATCGACGCGGCTTTGCAGCTCATCCTGGCGCTGGCGCAGGGATTGATTCTGGCGCTGCCGATATTGATCGAAGCGTTACCCCAGATCGTGGATGCTCTTTTGAATGGAATTTTCGAAGCGCTGCCCTTATTGCTGGATGCCGCCGGGCAATTGATCGGGATGCTGGCTACTGGCATTATCATGAACATCCCTGTCTTGCTCGAAGCGGTTGGACAGATCATCTTCAGCCTGGGAAAAGCGTTGGCCGAATTCATCCGGACAATGCCGGATATTGGAAAACAAATACTACAGGGCATCTGGAAGGGCGTAGAACAGGCGGCAAGCTGGTTCAACAACAAACTCAGCGGGTGGCTGACTGACATGGTCAGTAACGTGCGTAATGCGCTGGGGATGCACTCCCCGCCGGCGTTCGCGCTGGAAATCGGGGAATCGATCCCGGAGGGCATCTGGCAAGAGCTCTCACGAGGCATGCCGACCTTACAGCGTCAATTATCCGGCGCAATGAGGTCGCTCAGCGCGGATGCAACGGTCAGCGCCAATATGGCAGGAGCCGGTGCGGGGGCGGGGCGAGGCGGCAGTATGTCGGTCAGCATTGGCGATATCATCGTGCAGGTGGGCGGCACGAGCGCCAGCCCGGCGCAGATCGAGCAGGCGACCAGCAACGGCGTGCTGCGCGCGCTCAGGGCTGCAGGAGGCGCGTAATGTATCGATTGGTCGGATTCGGCTTGCTCTCGCTGGAATATAAAAACCAGGTGGACAGCATCGGCAGCGGCGCGACGCCGCTCTCGTACCAGGTCCTGACGGAGGGCGGGGCGCTGGACAATTTCGGGAGCCAGCAAAAGCACCCGGGCGTAGTGGAACGCGTCAAGAGCATGCGTCTGACGGCCGACACAGTGGACGAACTCAACGATCTGTACCTGCAGTTGCTGGCCTTGCGCGGGAAACGCGACCGACTCTACCGGCGCACCGCGTCGGGCGATATCCATTGGGTCTACGCGCGCCTGGTGGAGGTGAGCGCCAGCCGCGATTACCTCCAGACGCGTTACAAGCGCATCCAGGATATCGAGTTGCGCTTCGCGGTACAAGACCCGTTCTGGCGCGGCATCCTGGGCGGGCAGTGGTATCTGAACGACGGCCATTATTTCGATAGCGGGCTGATCCTGGACAGCAGCAATGAGATCGCGTTGAGCAGCTCGCCAACGGTTGCGACGCTGACGATCGGGACTGTTGACGACGCCGGGCGGGCGCCGTCACGCGCGGTGCGCATCCTGGTGACTGCCGGCAGTTCTGCAATCACCGCGCTGCAGATTGCGCGCAGCGGCGGCGAGACGCTGACCTTCAGCGGTACGCTGGCAGCCGGGGATGTGTTGGTGATCGACGGCGGCACGCTGCAGGTCACCAACGACGGCGCGGACGCTTACGATGACCTGAGCTTCGCAGCCACAGCCGACCTGGCCGCCTGGTTCGCGCTCGAGCTGGGCGATAACGACATCACCGTCACCTTCACGGGCGGCGGGACAGGCTCGACGATCGCATTCAACTATTATGAAAGCTGGTATTGATGCAAATTCGCACGTTTTGGGTTGACATCGAGAACGCGGCCGGCGCGAAACTGGGCAAAGGGCCGCTGCGCCCGAGTGAATTTGCGCGCTCCGCGCTGCTGTCTGCGTCGGGTGAATTTTCCTTCCAGGCTTCGGCTGCCGACCCGAACATTGGCGCGCTGTCCGAGAAGCGCACGGCCATCTGCCGCTACATCGACCGCAGCGGCACGACGCGCGTATTCGGGGGCGGGATCATCGACAAGATCGTCCGGGTCCTTGGCGAGGACGGCGCCCTGGCATACCAGGTGAGCGGCAACGACCTGACGCGCGAGCTGACCTATCGCTCGGTAGGGGCGCTGGACCTGAGCGGGGGCAGCGGCGCAGGCGTGTCGGATGCGCCGGATCAGATCATGGCACTGGCCCCGGCTGGCTGGACGATCAACGACGGCACGACCGCCACGGATGTGTACGCGGGCTTCGATGGCGAGTCGGTGCTGGCGGCGCTGGTCAAGGTGGGCGAGCACATCGGCGAGCACTGGCGGCTGGGGGACGGGCGGGAGATCGACTGGCTGGGCGCGGCTGAGTCGTTCGCGGCGTCGGGCGTGCGCGTCGTGCAGCATGTCAATGATCCCGTTGCCGCGGAAACGGCCGACGCGATTGCGCTGATCACCGGCCTGGAGGAGGAGAGCGACGCGGCCGACCTGCTCAGCCGGGTGATCCCGCGCGGCTCGGGCAACGGCGGGGTGGCGGTCAGCCTGGCACATGCCACCGACAGCGCGCCGGCCGGGTACACGCTCAGCACGGCCAGCAACTATGTGCGGCGCGACGCGACCGAAACGGCCTACGGGCAGATCGAGCGCGCGCTGGATTTCAAGCAGCTCGGGCCGCTCTCGAACACCACGCAGGACATCCAGGCGGCAGCCAATATGCTGCTGCAGGCGTCGGTGGAGCACCTGCGGCGCTATGGCGCGCCGCAGAAGTTCTACCGGCTGTCGCTGGCCAAGGTAGAGCAGGTATTGCAGCCTGGCACGACCCTGCGCATTGTTTACCGCAAGCTGCAGGATGGCGTGGCGCTGTATGACCTGAACGGCACGTTCAATATCCTGCGCGCCGAGAACCGCATCACGGCCGAGGGCATCCACACCACGGCGGTGACGGTCTCCAGCATCGACCGCCAGCCCAAAACGGACGAGGGTTACCTGGCCGGGGAGATGATGGGCGCGCGCGTGCTCTCGGCGCACCAGCAGCTGGGCGCGTCCACAGACACGCTCACCTGGCGCGACGAGATGGACAACAGCAAGGGGGCCGGCTTTCGCTTCTGGCTGGGCGAGGAGTACACGTCCATCCAGCGGGCCGTCTTCCGCTTTCGCATCCAGCCGCTCAGGAGCACGGTCAAAAACCTGGCAGGGGAATCGACCACCACGGCCAGCGGGGGAGCCAGCACGCCGACGTCGTCGGGATCCCAGCATGGTCATCCGATCTCGCTGATTTCCGGAACACCCGGGACGCCTGTCTATTACCAGAGTGGTTTTCTGTACACATCCGGCGGTGGCGCGGCCCAGACCCAGGGAGAAACGCCGGCCCACGCGCACAGTATTTCGATCCCGGCCCACACGCACGATTTAACCCCTGTGATCAGCGCCCTGTATGGGATTTTCGAGGAGTCGTCCGGGAATACGCTGGTCGAGGCCAACCTGGTCTATAAATTGAACGGCGGGGCCGACCTGGGCGCGAATGTAGTCGATATCGGCAACGGCTGGTACGAGCTGGATATCACCGCCGCGCTGGTGGACAGCGTCTTCCGCCCGGCGCAGGAAAACAACGTACTGGAAATCACAACTGCCACGGATAAGACCGCGCGCATCGAAGCGCAATTGACGGTGCGCGGCGTGGTACAGGCTGTGGCCTACGATTAGGAGCCCTTATGACAAGCAATTACCATACCCCGATCCCAGCATCGCCCAAGCAGGAGGCCAACGCGGCTACGTTCAACGCGCCGCTGGCCCAGCTCGACCAGGTGATCACCGAGTCGCTGACGGAGGGGCGGACGGACTTTGGCAAACGCTACCTGTCGGTGCTGATCAATGCGACGGTCGCATTGGAGTCCGGGAACGGCGCAGCCTACTTGCCGCGTGTGCCAGCCGATTTCGATACGTGGGAAATCGTAGGCGTGTATTTATGCCGCGTCTCCGGGACAGGCACGATGTCGGTGCAGCTCTACAATGGCTCGGACGATATCCTTTCAACGGCGCTCAGCCTGGACACGGACGAACTGGACAGCAAAGACGCGGCGACGCCGGCTGTAGTGGATCCAAGCCAGATTGCAGTGACGACCGGGATGAGAATCCGCGTCGATGTGGATGATGAGGGCACCGACAGCCTATGGTGCGAAGTTGGGATTGTCTTGTTGCCGGCGGAGTAGGCTATGTCGACGATATTAACCTTGCAACCATCTGACAGTGGAGCCGGCCTGAGACTGGCTAACCCAACCACGAATTACAATCACGCGTCTGTTTCCGGAGTAGATATCGGCGACGATGCCGGCGATACCCTCCGCTGGCTACTGAAGTTTGACGGGTTGGACGATGGCACGATCCCGCCTGAAAATCTTATTTTGTCGGCGACGTTATCCATTATGCCCTATCAAGATGATTCGGCCAACGCACGGACGTGTAGAGTATTCCGACAAAAGCGCATCTGGGTGCCATCAGAGTGCACCTGGAATGTATATGCCAGCGGTCAGAACTGGCAAACAGCCGGGGGATTCGGAGCGGATGACTGCGAGCAAGACGATATCGGTTCCAGAGAGTTTTCAGACGCTGAGACATTGGGGGTATTCAAGGATTTCGCGCTGGACACAGAAGCAATCAGGGATATTGTTAGAGGTGTATGGGATAATAATGGGTTTCTTCTGAAAATGGACGTCGAAAACAATGATTCGTATCTGTTCTATACTCAAGCCTATCACACAGAACCTACCTGGAAGCCGAAGCTGGTTATCGAACATGAAGCTCCGCCCCCATTCATCCCTCGTATGTCCGTAATTTAGCAGGTTGTTACCCCAGCCCACCGATGATATCCTTCACGTCGTCATTGACCAACTTTCCATAGACCTGGTCGGTGATAACGGCGGATGAGTGCATCAAGTTTTGACTGATGGCCTTGAATTGGGCCATGTTCTTGGCCTTTTTGAGCGCATAAACCGCATGCCCGTGACGCAGCTTGTGGGGAGAGAGATAAGGCATTCCTACCAATTTGCAGATTAAACGGACATCGCGCTCGACCGCATTGTGGCGCCCGTCGAAGGCGCGCGTGGTGGCTGTGAGAGTCATCCCGTCGCGGGTGAGCGTGCTGTACCAGAGCGCGTTGCCTGGCAGGGTCCGGACGCGCCGGTCCCAGCGTTCGACCACTTCCAGCAGTTCGGGGATCGGCAGCAGGTAGGTGAGCGCGGCTTTGCGGTTCTTGGTGCGGACGCCCTGCTCGGGGAGCTGGGCAATTTCACGCGCGGCCAGGTCCACACACGAGACCGGCAGCGACGCCAGCGCTTCGGCGCGCATCCCGGACAGAAATAACATGCAGACGGCCACCTGGCCGCGTTCCTGGCGGAGCGTTTCCGTGGAAACGGCCGCGATCGCGCGCACATCGTCGAGGCTGTAGAGCTGGCGGACGGGCAGGCGGGAGTCCTGGCGTACGTGCCGGGGCGGTTGCAGTAACTCGATCCAGGACCCGGAGAGGGGCTTGTAGCGCAGCGGCCATTCGGTACGGGCATACGCGAAGAATTGCCTGGCCACGGACAAGCATTTGATGATCGAGGCGGGCGCAAGAGTCTTGTCGCGGCCATCCGCCCGGGCCTTCAACAGATATACCGGGAAGGTGGGGTCTTTTGCGCGGACCTTTGGAAACGGGGCATCGTCTGCCCATTCCAGAAGGTGGCGTAATTGTCCACGCACACGCTTGACCGTTTCGGGGCTGTTCTGGCGCGCCCGGTCAATGTGGTGAAGATAGGCGCGGATATCCAGCCAGTTCTGCCGGCAGATCATTGCGCACCTCCTTGACGCGCCCGAGCGCGATTGACCACAGTCCTGCAACGGGGGCAGGGCGCCTGTAGCAATTCCAGGTAGCGGTTGACTGTCCGAATCTCAGGCTCAACCAGCTGGACCGGCTGATTGCATTTCATGCACCAGGCATGACCATCGGGCAGGCCGGCGCGTTTCGCTTTACGCCGCGTAACGGTCTCTTTTGCCCAGGCGATAAAGGCGGGGCCGTGGATCCAGACATTGCCTTGCTCGTCGCGTTCGTGCGGGAGCCCGGCGGGCAGGTAGGACCGGTAAACGGTATCTTGCGCGACGCCGATCTCTTCGGCGATCTCGGACGGTTTGTACATCATGTCGAGGATGCGTCCGAGCTTGACGATGTGGGTGTGTTTTAGCAGTGGTTGTCTCATGTGCTGGCTCCGGAATCAAAAAGCGAGATACATCCACCGGTGATCACTCACCGGCTGGTACGCATCTCTCGCTTTTCCAAGGCCAGATTTATAGAGACCCAGATCCACAAGGATCGTTGAATCTGGGTCATTTTGTCGGGGCGAGAGGATTTGAACCTCCGACCTCTTGCA